GTTGTAAAGCACCAAAGCATTCGGATCAAATGTTGCAGACGGTTGTGCAAGCGCAAGAAATGCTGGCTTGTTAGCCGCCGGCAGGCGCTCAATACCGACTCGCCAAGTAACGAACAACGTCGTTTGCTCGGACAAGCCGGTGAAATAAGCACCTGTGGTGTTCATCATGGAGAAATGCATGGGGCCACCATAGCCCTCATCCCCAAGTTCGCCAGGAGTTGGACCGCCCGTACTAGTGTTATGAAACCCTAGCGACACGTCGGAAACGAAAGACCCAAAGTCTCCACCTACGTACCCGCTGTCATTTGGGGCGGTGGGATTGTTCTGGCAGATGGCCCATGGCCGTCGAGTCATGCCCTGGAACTTGTTGTCAGACTGAAACTTTGCAGTGTTGTAACAACCATCCTGAGCGGCCCACGAATGAGCCCCCGGCATGATCTTGGCCTCAGCCAGTGTGTTGGGTGGGCACCTGAAGTAGGTGGTCGGCTGCGAGATAGGTTGGTCCCACGTAGCGCCGTTTGGCGCAATCTTTGGCATTGATGCCGCAGTCTCAAAGCTGTTGCCGTACTCATATACCGTAACCGCACCTTGCTTGTAAATCTGTGCGGTAGTGTTGACTACCTCGAACCCTGAGTACACCAGGCGATAAACGCCAAGATCAGTGTCCTCAAAGTCGAGGTAATCATCGAGATTGATTTGTTGTAGTTGGTAGCCACCAGCACCAATTTCAGGGCAATGCCCTGGGGTGTAGGTCATGCTTGCCCCATCGGCACCAGCGGATGGCACGCTGTTGATCAGAAGACCATCCATGCGTGCACACGGAGCTACTTTTATGTCAATCAACCCGGCGACACCATCTGTGGTTGGGCGCGCTTTGTTGCCAAAAGGAAACACCTTGGCTGTGGTGACGGCCGACTTATCAACTGGTGAAAAGTCGATTGGTGACAGTGCTATGTGACAATCCCAATTAGCACCTGCCGCCAAACCGGGTGGCTTAGCAATTGTTGCGGCCTGCCGAATCTTGACAACGACAGTTGGTTCAGTGGCAACGTCCGGATAACCACGCAAATGTTCAAGTTGCATGTCATGGAACGGATCTAGCGCCGACTTTACCCAATCGCACGCCTCAGGTGTGATAAGCCTGTTCTTGCATAGCTCATCCATTGGCTCCTTCGAACGTACGATGTCGCGCATCTTTAGCACATCTGTCAATGACGTCATTTTATCAATCTCTTTTCTTTTGCACACCGATGAGGGTGCGCAAGCCTGTAGCTTTCGAGGGGTCAATCTCTCACTCAACCCTACCGATTCGGCTAGCTTTGCCTAACGGATAACACGTGTGAAGAACCATTCCTCGCCACCTGGGAGTAGAAAGAAACACGCGTTGAGAGGGGTGTCGTACGCCGCCTCACGCCGAAGCGTGAGACGACGCTGAGCCCACTTCCTCCAGCTGGAGCAGCTCCTCGAGAGCAATCTCGGCAGCAGCCGTGAGGTCGTCAAGCGTGAACCCGGTCGTGTCCGACCGTGACGCCTCTACGGAAAGCAGGTTCGCGACTGGACCCGACATACGCACCGTTCCCTCGGGTTCGGCGTCGGGGTCGAAGTCCATTCCTGGCAACTGGAAGCTATCGAGGTCTTCCCATGTCGCGCACTGGGCAAGGGACTCCAGCCAGCCCTCAAGCTCCGAAGCACAATCGAAGTTAACTTGAGTGGCAATGGCCTCCGTCATCATCGGTACGTCTTCGTCCGTGACGCAGTAGGGTCCACCAGCTACGCGATAAAACATGTCCCGATCCGTCGCAAGTAGATGGGCCATCTCCTTTGAAAGTACAGGAGTGCCCGCATCGTCGACCTCAACAATGCCCTCAAAACGGTGCAGGTCGACGTTGTATATCCTTGCGACGGCGATAAGGTATTCACGAATTCCAGGCGTTTGCGAATCGGTTGTCCAGTAGCCGTATAGCTTAAGCTTGTACTTCTCAACGTCGAGGTTCCGCGCGACGGAGATTTTGCGAAGTGCCTTTGGCACATCTGCGTACGAAGCCAGCGACTCCAACGGCTTAGGGTAATACCGCCCGAGGAAGAAAGTTCCGTCCTCAGGCCGCGAAAACGCCACCTTGAGCTTCATCCCTATACCCTCTGTAAAGAACATTGCAGAAGCGTTCCAGTCATCATCAGAGATGCCTGGGAGATGAGGCCCAACGCCATCGTCACCAAACTTGGCCCCAATGACGGCGTATGGAATGCTGTAAAAGTCGACTTCCTTATTCTTGAACATAAAATCGCCCCAGAATAGGTGAGTGAGGTCACTACTTTTCCCCGCATAATGCTTAAGAGCAGTGCGGATGGTGTTCCTCTTAACAGTCGACAAATCCAGCTCCATCTTGCGGCGCGACCGAAACGTGTTCATCGTGATTGCAAGACACGTTGAAACATACTCAATGAAAGCAGATACGACGGTATTAAGCTCAGTCGTTACCCCAGATCCGCTGTTGTTCTTAAAGCCAGTCTTGATTGGCTTGCCATTGAGCATGGTCGTAAAGTCCACGTTCGCCTCGAGGATTTTCTTGACTTCCTCGTAATCGGCGGAGTGGACAAAAGCCAAGACGAACTTAACAAACCAGGAATATATGTATTCACTGATCGTCTCATCCATTTTGGAATAATCCGTGTCATGCAGGCCGCTCACCTGACCACCTTTATCAACGTCAGCGGCATGCATTGCAATCTCTGTGAGTTTGCGAATGGACATGGCGATGTCGTAGGGAGAGTTGCCAGGTTGGTAGAATCCGCAGTGCTT